GAGTTGATATGGCGGGAAGTCGTTTGAGACCATTTCTTGGATGTCTTAAAGTATTCCCCATTTACCCAGGCTGCGACTGGTGTCGCATAACTAAAAAGCACTTGAGTGCCATCGGCTAAAGTAATCTCGTTTTTATTGCTAGATAAGTGTTTTAAATTCATTTTTTTAGTTCCTTTGTGTATTGTTTAATCTCTTCGGTAAGTGCTTTTAATTGCTTGTTAAAGTTTTGGAGGTATTCAAATGCAGGAATGGCCTGGTATTTCTTTGTATTTAATGCGTCAATGCTTGATTGCTCGAAAAGCTCGCAAATGACCTTTTGAGTTGATTTTTCCACGATGATATAAGACATAATTAAACCCCTAAAAGTGCGTTGGCGAATAAAAAGCCCAAAGTAATACCAAGAGCCATGAATGCAACAAAGTTGATAAATTTAGTCATTTTTAACCCCTTAATAGTTAGCAAATACAATAGTGCCTTGAGGTGTAACACCCACTAGCATAGTCTCATCATTGATAAAGTCTTGAACCGCCAAAGATTCATTGCCGTCTAATTCAATATCTAAGTTCCAATCCTTAATAATTTCTTCGGGTGTCATTTCGATGTATTCGCAGCAAATGCCGATTGGGTCTAATTCAAGCTCTATGCCATTGTCTGATTCGTATTCTTCAAACCAATTAAAAAGAATCTCTAAGCCTTCATAAGAGAAGTTATTAGGACGGATAGAGAAAGCCTGGCGGAAGTCATGGAGTGTGATAGTTTGTTTCATTGTTCTATTCCTTATAGGTTAGTAATCTATGAATGGTTAATTCCATCCATGAGTAAGAATATACACCATAACAAAATATATTTGTATATTATTTTATAGGGACTTTCCCTAGTGTATGGATATACAGTATGTGCCTATTTTTTAAGCAATATCAATCGTTTACGTTAGCGGCCGCAATAAACCTTATACAAACCTAGTTAAGCCATTAAATAGAGAGACAAGAATACTAGAGAGAGAAACATAAGAAAGGGATAAGACTTACCCATCATTTACCCCGTTTGTGCCAGCTTGCTAGTCCCTCGCCCCCTTTCCCAATCATCACAGGGCGACCCCAAGGCTACCCCATGACGGGGAGGGGCATAGACCATAGCCCAAGGGGACTCCTTAATAGTCTCCTCTCTCTATATATACATGAGACACCCTCTCTATACTCTCTCTATACAAAATTAAGACCCCCCATCATCCCATCAGGGTAAACCCTAATACCAAGATAGGGTGGGGAGGGGGAAAAGTTATAGGTGTAATATAGTTATAACGCAGACTCCGACGCTAATTGCAAATTTCAAATTTAGACTTTGTTAATACTTACTAACTTACCTTTGAAAACCAACTTGCGTTTCCCGCTATATGTAAATTTTGAAATTTAGACTTTCTTATGTATACTATCCTCTATGATAGGTAATAAGATTCCCACAACGGATTTATCTCGGACCGTTGACGAAGAAGTATTAGACGAGATTGAAGCTAGGATGAATGCAGGTTGGCGTGTGCGTACTGACATGGAATTGATGATTCAGTACATTCGTGCAAAGCTATTGGAGGCACGACAATCCAAACTAAAGGAAAAAGATGCAATTAGATGCGGCTCTAATAGAGGGGTTTGTCAGGGTCTTCCTGGTTCCTCGAATGGATGCAGTAAAGGCAATACCCAAGTTTCATAGAGAACTTTGGGAAGACTTTTGTAGCGAATACCCCCGTGTGGCGGAAGCTGCACCTCGTGGTACCGCTAAAACTACTGCAATAACTTTTTCCTGTACTCTAGCATCTGCACTATTCCGTGATAGGGACTTTATCCTATTAGTCTCAAAAACCGAAGGGCAGGTCGTTCGATTCCTAGCCAATATCAAGACTGAGCTTCTGGTCAATGAAGAACTCAAGTCCCAGTTTGGGGTTAAACGCTTTGTCAAAGATACCGAGACCGAAGTAGTCGTCGAACTAAATGATGGTCACCAATTCTGTATTATTGCCAAGGGTTCTGAGCAAGAGGTGCGTGGTCTACAGTGGAATGGTAAACGTCCTAACCTGATTATCATTGACGATGCCGAGGGTGCCGAACAGGTAATGAACCCCCAACGTCGTGAGAAGTTCCGTAACTGGTTATTTAACGACCTATTCCCCTGCGGCTCGGAATATTGCAAGATTCGGATGGTTGGTACCGTACTTCACATGGACTCAGCCCTAGAGCGTCTACTTAAAGATAACCTATGGCACAGTAAGCGTTTTGCAGCCCATAACGAAGATTTCTCTGAGTTACTCTGGCCTGAGAAGCTCACTAAAGCCAAGTTAATGGAAATACGACAGTCCTATATTAACCAAGGAAACCCAGATGGATATAGCCAGGAATATCTCAATAAGCCTATTGACGCTGAAAACGCCTATTTTCATAGGGATGATTTTATCCATAGCGATACTCCTGATTACCTTGAGTATTATGCGGCAATTGACTTTGCTATTACAAAGAAAACCAAGTCCGACTACACGGTTATTGCAGTGGCTGGGATGGACAACGAAGGACTCCTGCATATCGTCGACATCCGCAAAGGACGATGGGACGGTTTTGAAATTATCGAAAATATGTTCTGGGTACAAGAAAAATATGAGCCTAACCTATTCATTGCCGAAAAAGGACAAATCAAGCATACACTTGACGCATTCCTCAACGCCGAAATGGTCAAGCGAGGACAATACATAAACCTACACGCCGTCACCCCAAAGGTAGACAAAGAACAACGTGCCAAGCCATTACAGGCTAGGATGAGGGCTGGTGGGGTACGATTTAACACTGAGAAGAAGTGGTATGCCGACCTGATTGACGAAATGCTAGTATTCCCTAGGGGTCAGCACGATGACCAAGTTGACGCACTAGCCTATATTGGCCTGGCCTTGGATAAGGTGACTATAGCTCCTAGTAAAGAAGAATTAGAGGACGAAGAGTACGAAAGAGAGTTTGGCGGTCAATTATTTGAAGGTCAAAGTATGTGGACTGGGTATTGACTCTGTTACAATGCTATGGTATTTTTCGTTAAAGATTCCACAAGGTAAACAATGAAAATAGAAGAACTCTTACGTTCACCCAATATCGCTGAAGATATGGACGATGATGCCCTGTCATCATTAGGTCAAACATTGATGAACGACATCACGCTAGACCTGAACTCCCGTATCGAATGGGAAGAGCGTAATGAGAAAGCTAGTAAACTAGCCCTTCAAGTTGTAGAGCGTAAAACGTTCCCTTGGCCTGGTGCCTCCAATGTGAAGTTCCCCTTGATTACTATTGCTGCAATGCAGTATCATAGTCGTGCATACCCAGCATTGATTTCTAATAATGAAGTAGTCAGGTGCAAGGTGTATGGCAAAGATGATGACGGCGAAATGCACAAACGTGCAGACCGTGTATCTCGTCACATGACTTACCAAGTAATGGAAGAAGATGAAGGTTGGGAAGAGAACACTGATAAGACTTTGTTGGTACAAGCTATCGCTGGAACTGCAATCAAGAAGTCTTACTTTGACCCAGTAAAGGGTCATAATGTCTCTGAGCTTGTTCTTCCTAATGATTTCATTGTCAATTACTACACCAAGTCAATTGCTGAATCCCCAAGAGTCTCACATAGAATTCTATTGTCAAGCAACGACCTGCACGAGCGTCAAGTTCGTGGTTTATTTCTAAAGCTAGACGACCAACCACCTCCTAGCACTCCTGCACAGTCCATGTTGACTAATGCTAAGGAAGATGCACAAGGCGTTCGTATGCCTACTGGTGACCCAGATACCCCATACGAATTTTTTGAAACTCACTTTTGGCATGACTTTGATGAAGATGGATACAAAGAGCCGTACATCGCCTACATCCGTAGAGATACAAGCAAAATCTACCGTATTGTCGCCCGTTACTTTGAAGACTCAATTGAGTACCACAACGGCGAAATTATCCGTATTAAGCCTGAACAGTACTTCACAAAGTATGGCTTTGTACCTAGCCCAGACGGTGGATTCTATGACCTTGGTTATGGCGTATTGCTTGGGCCTACTAATGATTCGGTAAACACAATTGTTAACCAGTTGATTGATGCTGGTACGATGAGTGTTACTGGTGGTGGATTCCTAGGCCGTGGCGTTAAGATTAAAGGTGGCGATTACACATTTAAACCACACGAGTGGAAGCGTGTAGATAGTACAGGTGATGACCTTCGTGCCAACATCTTCCCATTGCCAGTGCGTGAGCCTAATGGCGTATCGTTCCAACTGCTGCAACTCCTCATAAACTATGGTGAGCGTATTGCTGGTGCAACAGACATTATGACAGGTGTAAGCCCTGGTCAAAATACTCCTGCAGAGACTAGTAGAAATACTATGGAGCAGGGTATGAAAGTATTTAATGGTATCTACAAGCGTACTTGGAGAGCCATGAAGGAAGAGTTCCAAAAGCTATATCGTTTAAACCAACTCTATCTACCAAGTGAGCCAGTAGAGTTTGAATACAACAACGAATTATCATTCGTGTTGCCAGACGATTACTCAATGGATATGAAGTTAGTTAAACCTGCTGCTGACCCTAACGTTGTTTCAGATAGTCAACGTCAGATGCAAGCACAAGCCGTATTACAGTTAGCCCAATCAACAGGTGGCTTCAATATGTATGAAGTCCAAAAGCGTTACTTAGACTCACTTAAAGTCTATGGAATTGACCAGATTCTACCTGACCCTAAAGGCCCTAATGCTATCAAGCCAGGCCCATCAGAGAAGATGCAAATTGAATCTATGAAGAATCAAGAGCGTCAGATGAATCACCAACTCAAATTTAAACTTGGTATTGCCAAGCTCATGCAAGAGGCAGAGCTACAACAAGCCAAGATTACAGAATTGCAAGCGAAGGCTGTACTTGAACTCGAACAAGCAGATGGAGTTAAGTCTGGTCATGCGATTGCGATGTTGGAAGCCCAAATCGGAGCCAAACGTGCTCACGTAGATGGGATTATTAAGTCAATAGAAATGATGCAAAACCTAGAGAAAGAGGCAAGCAATGACGGAGCAGGTCAAATGCAGGAAATGCCTAACCCTTAAACTCTCTTCAGAGTTCTCTGCTTCAAAACTATCCCACGGGGATTATGTTTGCTTTGTATGCAACAATGAACAGTTGCGTCAATATAGACTCGCCAACAAAGACAAAATAAAACAAACAAGCAAAGCCTATTATCAAAAGAATAGAGAAAAATTACTGCTTGATAAAAAACTACAAAGACCTGAAAAAGCTGATTTGCTGAATAAAAAAACTGCTGAATGGAAGTCTAAAAACAAACCATTACTAAGAGCAATGTATGCTAAAAGACGTGCTAGTGTGTTGAAAGCAACTTTTAAGTGGTTGACAGAAGTTGACTATGAGAGAATAAAGAATTGCTATAAATTAGCGGACATTCAAACAAGGCTAACTGGCTCACAATGGCACGTTGACCATATTTATCCGCTACAAGGAAAAGAAGTTTGTGGTCTTCACGTCCCAAACAATCTAAGGGCTATCCCTTGGTTAGAAAACGTGAAAAAAGGAAATAAGTTAATTGAGGAGGGTGTATGACAGAAAATGAATTTCAGGAATGGAAGAATTACCACGTAACTGAAGAGTTCTTTAACTTTTTAAAGAAGGCTAAAGTTGAAACTCAAGAGGCGTGGGCTAATCGCCAGTTTGTAACTGAAGGGGAAAATCAATTTGCATTGGGTGGGGTTTACTCCATCAATCAAATTCTTGATTTGACTTATGAAGATATTACGGGGGTCTAATGACTACAAATACCAGTGGATGGAAGCCTACGGGCCATCGTGTACTAGTTCGGGTAGAACAAGTTGAGCGTACAACAGAAAGCGGCATTATTATCGCCGACATCACCGCAGACAAGGAACAACTTGGTCAAGACGGTGGTATCGTCGTCGAGCTTGGCAATACTGCTTATTCCGACCAATCGGAGGCCTGGTGTCAGCCAGGTGACTACGTCAAGTTTGGACGGTACGCAGGACAACTCATCAGACCAAAAGAAGCCTTAGACGGAATAGAGTACAGGGTATTAAACGACCTTGATATTGTTTTAGTAAAAACTGGAGATAGCAAATGAGCGAAAAATTACAAGAAGTAGCAGCAGAATCATTAGATGGTTCAGCATCACAAGAAGCACAAACAGAAGGCACACAGGCTGAAGAGTCTGGTATTGATGAAGAGACACTAGCCGAAGCTAAACGCCAAGGATGGGTTCCCCAAGAAGAATATAACGGTCCAGAAGACAAATGGGTTGACGCAGAGACCTTTGTAAAGAAGGGTAAAGAGATTAATGCTCTGTTGCGAAAAGACAACGACTTCTTAAAGCGTGAAGTAGCTGAAATGAAATCCACAATGATGGAGTTCAAGAAGTTCCATGCAGATACCGAAAAACGTGCTTATGAGCGTGCAATGGCAGATTTGCGTGAACAAAAGAAAGAAGCTATTTCTACTGGCGACGGTGACAAGGTTCTTCAGATTGATGACGCTATTGATGAACTCAAAGCCAAAAAACCTGAACCTGTGGCAGTTAAAGCATCTAATCAACCTGACCCAGCATTCGTGCAGTGGAATGATGACAACCCTTGGTTCGGTAAAGATACAGAATTGACTAATGAAGCTAACCTTATCGGTGAAGTTATCAAGCGTCAAAACCCAACTTTGATTGGTTCTGAGTTCTTAGATGAGGTTACTAAGCGTGTTAAGAAGATGTATCCTGAAAAGTTTACTAATGCTAACCGTAGTCGCCCATCTCCTGTAGAGGGTACAACTGCTCCTAAAGCATCTCAAAGAGCTGGTAAAGGATATAACGACCTTCCCCCAGAAGCTAAAGCCGCTTGTCAGAAATTTGAGAAGCAGGGCCTCATTACACGTGAAGCCTATTTAAAAGAATATTTTGGTGAATAACCATTGTATTTATAGTAAAATCACTTAAAATAAGTTAGGAGTAATATAATGCCAAGAGTAAGCAAAAATCAAAGTAATCCTGAAACACAAGTTCGGTCTGTTGCTGACCGAGAGACCGAGACAGTTCGTTCACAGGCACAACGCCCAAGACGTAATTCAATTGGTGTTCCAAGATTAACTTTGGCAGTAACTGACGAAATTCCAGGTCACCATCTATGCTGGATGAATGATGATGGAAACGTACAGAATGCACTAGATAGCGGATATGAGTTTGTTACCCGTGGTGAGACAGAGTTAGCGAATGGAGTCACACCTCAAAATACGGATATGAGTGACAAAATCAAACAAAAGGTAGGTACTACACAGCAAGGCGATGTTCTTTATGCGTATTTGATGAAGATTAAAAATGAGTGGCACGAGGAAGATATGGCTGCTATTGAACTTCAGAATAAGCAAGTTGAAGATGCGATTGCTAGTGGAAATATTAATGGCTCCGTTGGTCAAGATGGGCGTTACAACGCTGGCATCTCGATTAAGCGGACTTAAACTTAATTTAATTGGAGCTTTTTTAAATGGCAAACCTTAATGCACCATTTGGCTTTTCAGCCGTGATTTATGGTACAGGTAGCCCAGGCAACCAACAACAACGTATTTACTATGTTCCATCGACTGATACCTCTGCGTATTACATCGGTGACACAGTTTATACTGTTGACGGTGGTGATGCTGCTGGTACACCTGCTGTTGCGAAATGTACTTCTGGTCAAACCCCACGTGGCGTTGTATCAGGCGTATTGATTGCAAACCCAAACAACCCTTCTATTCAGGGTACAAACATTGACTTGACTACTACTAGCGTTCCTGCTTCTAAGTCTCAAGCCTACTACCTGCTCGTTAACGATGACCCAGACCAAGTCTATTGCATCCAAGGCGACAGCACAACTTTTGCAACAACTGACGTAAACAAGAACGCATCCTACACTGTAGCTGCTCCTTCTATTTCTAATCAGATGTCTGCAACTGTATTAACTGGCACCACTACTTCTTCTACTGCAGCATTGAAGATTGTTGGCATTGAACCAATCCCAGGTAACAACCTTGGGCCTTATGTACGTTTCTTCGTTCTCTTCAACGAGCACGAAATGTTACGTCCATCTGCTGGTATTTAATTAGGAGAATAAAAAATGGCTGGTGTAATTACTACTGGTTCGTTTCCAAAGGCACTGTGGCCTGGTATCAAGGCTTGGTGGGGTCGTTCATACAATGAACATCCTGTTGAGTACACAGACCTTTTCGACACAACCACATCTGATAAAAACTACGAAGAGTATGTCCAAGCTACTGGCTTTGGTCTTGCTCCACAAAAACCACAAGGTCAAGGCGTTGTTTACGACTCTGAGACTCAAGGTTTCGTAACTCGTTTAACTAAC